GTTATTACTATGAATTCAATGGAGTCTTTAACTACTGGCGCAGCTTGTCCTACAGCCGTTAAGCGTCGGTTCGACTTTTGTATTCGACCATTTGTCAAACCTGAGTTTAGAACCGATCCTGATACTAATGTATTATCACCAGTTAAAGCTATTGAGAAATATGGCACACTTTCTGGAGTTCCTAATTTATGGGATTTCCAGATTGTAAAGCCTGAAATTCAAAATATAGTTAAATCTAGTGGTGAAGCAGAGTATCAAATGCGCTTAATGACATTTAAGGAAAAACATATGAATTATACTGATACTGAAGTTGCTTGGAAATTAATCAAAACGTGTGATACACACGAAATGTTAAATTATTCCATTGAAACTGCTAAACATCATAAAATGATTCAATCATATGTTGTTGACACTAATACTACTTTGAATACAACTATTATATTGTGTGATAAGTGTAATAATGTTTCTGAAGCCTGTTCATGTGAAGTCAAACCCGAATGGGGTTTGACCATGGACTGGACTAAGATTGCGTCTGGATATACAACTTGGTTTTGGAATACATTGTATGTATTACCAAACAAGTTGTTTTTCAGTTCGTGGACGGCTGGCATTATGAATATTATATTTTCTAGGTATCTTATTCGTTATTACCGTTCACAGCAGCAATATTTTGCTGCTTTTTGGGTTGCTATTTTAGTAACCATTGCATTTATTTGGGAAATTTTCCCAAATTCTCTTGCAATTTTCCTTTCCATCTTTGTTTTTTATTATGCTATTTGTGTATTCACAACTATCATTAAAAAGACACGAGATAGAGCATTTGACGAGATTCTTAAATCTACATATGATTATACTCAGTATATTCAAATTATATATGATTATCGTGTTAGATGTGCTGGAGTCATTTGTGTTGCATTATATGGTCTATATAAATTTTATAAATTGTATAAACAGGGTGTTATGATTCAATCTGCTTTAGATCCTAAAAATGAAAGTGAGAAGAATGATAGATTGAAGACTGACAATCCTTGGGCTGATATTGTTGTTACGGATTTACCCGTAACTAATCAATGCAAGACTATGACTGCATCTCAGATGGAAAACGCTGTACTAAACAATTTAGTTTATGTACAATGGTATGAAGGGAATTTTAGGAAGTATTGTGATGGATTTTTCGTAACATCTAACTATGTTTTATTGCCAAATCATATGGCACCAAAAGATAAAGATGTTATGGTTGAATTTATCCGTGGTGATCGTAGTGTCATTAATACTTCTTTTAAATCATATTGTAACTTTGCTCATGCTGTTACGATCCCTAATACCGATTTCATGTTAGTGCAAGTTCAGAGTGCTCCTTCATTCCGATCTTGTATTGACATGTTACCTGTTGACAAGGATGGGATGGCACATGTTATTGCTGAATTGTGGCGCGATGTTGATGGTTCAATTAAGCGTGATTCCTATTCAGCTTACCATTCTATGGTATCTAACAATGCTATGGTTGATGGTAAGCCTATTCAATTTGTAGGTTCATATCATAAAGCCACCCGTAGAACTCATGATGGGAGGTGTATGGCAATTTTAATTGCTCATGCGCGTACTCCTTACATTCATGGTTTCCATCTTGGTGGTGATGATTATTATCAAGCAGTTAGTGGTATGGTTACTCGTGATCAAATTAATTTGGCTTTACGTTCAATGAAATTTGTATTACCTGAAGCTGCTAGTGGTGATATGCCCAAAACTATTTGCGGTGTAAATATTCTCACTAATAATTGTGTGCATAAGAAATGTTGTACACGATTTTTACCTAAAGAGCTTGATAATACAGTTGAGGTTTATGGTAGCACTGTTGGTGCTTCTACACCTCATTCTGATGTTGTTCCTACAATTATTAGCGATACAGTTGCAAAGGTTACAGGTGTTGAAAATAAATGGGGTAAACCTCCATTCAACGCTGTGCGTGATCATTCACGTGCCTTAACAATTGCTGCTAATAATTGCATTGGTTTTAAACCTTCAGCATTAGAGTGGTCTATTGACGATTACGTCAACCCTCTCATTGCTAGGTTTAAGGAACTGGATTGCGATATTCGACCTTTAACGCATATGGAAACCATTAATGGTATTCCAGGAATGCGCTTTGTTGATAAAATTGTACGCAATACATCAATTGGATTTCCGCGTTCTGGTAAAAAGAATCAGTATATGATTCCTCTTCCTCCTGATGACACTTGGTCAGATCCTGTAGATCTTGATGACGTCACTATGGAGGAGGTTAATCGTATGATTTCTTGTTATGAGAAAGGTGTAAGAGCCTATTCTCCTGCCAAAACTTCTCTTAAAGATGAACCTACTAAATTGACGAAAGACAAATGTCGTATCTTTTACGTCACTAATGCTGCATTACAGTATTTAGTGCGTAAATATTATTTGACTATTTGTGCTGCTTATTCCACAGTACCATTATTGTCTAATTGTGCTGTAGGTATTAACCGTCAAGGACCAGAGTGGGAGGAGATGATGAACTATGTTCGTGAACATGGTGACTCACAGATCCTTGCTGGTGATTATTCATCTTTTGATTTGAATATGCCATGTCAGATGGTGCGCGCTGCATTTGAAGTGCATATGCGTGTAGCAAAGGCTTTTGGTTATTCAGATTATGACGTTAAAATAATGTCAGGGTTAGCTGCGGATTTGTGCAACCCCGTTATTGCGTGGAATGGAACCTTATTGCAATTAGGTTCGTTACATATGAGTGGTAATAATCTTACTGTCTATAACGGATCTATTGTTAATAATTTGTATTTGCGCTGTCATTATTTTGACCAAGGACATTCAGCTATTCCTTTTAGATCAAATGTTAATATTTTAGCTTATGGAGATGATATCATTGGATCCGTAAGTCCTAATATTGACAATTTTGATCACATTACATTTAGAGATTATCTTAAACGTCATGGTATGAAATTTACTATGCCCGATAAAGAATCGGAGGCTACTAAATTTATGCATATTGATAAAACTGATTTTCTTAAGTGTATTAACAGGTATGACCCGCATTTGAAAAGAAATGTGGCTCAATTATCGGAGGAATCCATTTTCAAAAGTCTTCATAGTGTGCTACAATCAAAATTCTTATCTAAGAAGGAGATTGCTGCCACGAATATTGATGGAGCTTTACGAGAATGGTTTTTCCATGGAAAAGACAAATATGAATTGAGACGTTCTCAAATGCATGAAGTTGCAAAAGAGCATGATCTCCTTGTCCATTGTAAAGAACTTAATAAATCATTTGATGATAAAGTCCAGCAATGGCGAGATACTTATGAGTCTTAAATGTCTTGACCAGTATATGTCGTTAAACTATACCGTGCCGTGTTCTAATGTCACGTAAAAGTACAAATAGTGTGTAAATATTGGTTTACCTATTGTATATATGATGTACTTATCTTGTATATAATCTGCTTATTTGCATTTGACAATGTCCTTGTACATTACCCCTATTTAGGGGCGTTTTAGTCAGACAAACAAAAGTACACACTGATATCCATTAGCCATTGGATATACGGTTTAAATAAATAGGCTGCTATGAATAATAATAATACATCTTCAGATATGATGCATTCTAGTAATGTATCAACAAATTACTCATATAGTAGGGCTCCGACTGATAAAGTCGACCCTATAGTTTCTTTTTCGAGTGCGGATAATGCATGGCGAAATGAAATTTTATCTGAAAGAGATGAAACTTTTGACGTAGGTTACCGTGCAGACGGTGATCTTGGAGCATTTTTATCTCGTCCAGTTAAAATTTTTGAAACAGATTGGCAAGTTAATGGACAATTTTCATTACGTATTGATCCTTGGACTATCTTTTTAGCTAATCCAAATGTTCTTAAACGAATTGAAAATTTCCATCTCTTGCGTGGTGATCTTGATATCAAGATCATGCTCAATGGTAATGGATTTTACTATGGGCGTGTTCTTGTTGATTATTCACCTTTGCCTGATTATCGTAGATTTGATCAATCTCCAACATTTGATCGAGAATATACGATTCAGGCTTCACAACGTCCTCATGTTTATCTTGATCCTAGTACATCTACTGGTGGTGAGATGATGGTTCCATTCTTTTTCCCGAAGAATTGGATCAATTTGACCACTGCTCAGTATGATCAATTGGGTAGATTGACATTGACGACACTTAATCCTCTTAAACAAGCAAACAGTGGTACTGGACAAGTTACCATTTCTGTATTTGCTAGTATGAAGAATGTTCAACTCACCATTCCAACAGTTAATCCTGTTGGTTCTATTACTCCACAAGGAGGTAGTGAATTTGTACATTCATCTTGTTATGGTGATGAGGATACACCGTTACATATTCCTTATGGTATTAAACCTGAGTCTGGAAAGACTAAGGCAAGTACTTCAAAAGGGAATAAGAATCAAGGGTCTTCCAAGCCTAGCGATGAATATGGTGATGGAATTATTTCCAAACCTGCTTCAATTATCGCGAAAGCCGCTGGTGCTATTACTAATGTACCAGTTATTGGAAAATATGCCCTTGCAAGTAAGTTTGCACTTGAGGGAATTGCTAATGTTGCGCGTATTTTTGGATATTCGCGACCACCCATCATTGACAATATAACTCCTGCCAAAATCCAGAGTGCTGGATATTTGGCTTATACTGACGCTGATGAAGTTGTTGCGAAATTATCGCTCGATTCTAAGCAAGAGCTTTCTATTGATCCTACAACTGTCGGTTTAGATGGTACAGATCAGATGGCTCTCTCTCATGTGTTACAAAAGGAGTCTCTTCTAACCACATTCGTGTGGGATGAAGATGCTCAGGAAGAAGATTTGCTTTATAATATGCACCTATCTCCAGCTTATTTTTATAGCGTTGGAGCTTGGGGCACAGCTACTGGCAAAGCTTCTTTCACACCTATGACCCACATCTCGCAATT